CAAAGCTGATCAATCTCCATATATTCCAGCCTCAACGCATCGGCGGGATCCGGTACCCACTGACTTCCATCCCAGCAATGCCCTGGAGAGGGTTGAGGTACTACTACGTTCGTCAGCTCGCCCTTATAAACCAGATGCGGCAACTCTTTCCTGACCCATTGCTCAGCGGTAATTTTCAACACGCCCGCATCCGTCGCGGGCGCAGCAAAGGCGAACAATTCGGTGTCTTGCCATTCAATTACCACGCCTGAGCGACGGCAATAAAGAACTTGTTTTGTCATGTTTTCACCATTCAACAATCATGAGGCCGGGCGCTCCCTGAGCACCGGACTGGGCGCTGCCTAATCCCGGAATGTAGTAACCACCCGCACCACCGCCACCGGCGCCAAAGCCATAGGCCGGTTTGCCGGGATACCCTGAAGTCGTGCCGGAACGAGCGGAGCTTCCGCCGGTGCCGAAAGGCCCGCTTGCCCCAAATCCCCCATAACCAGCTGCTACGCTGGATACGCTATCTGTCGCGTCCGCTCCAGCAGGAAAGCCTTGCCCCCCAGCGGGGCCTGGAACAAACCCGGCGGCGTTGACACCTGGAAGGCCTGGACTACCGCCGGATAACACAAGCAGAGCACCTGATGCTCCCACGAGCGTATTGCCACCAGCCGTTGCAGCCACACCAGCGCTTCCTCCAGCTCCCGCAGCGCCGATAACAATCGGAATCACCTGTCCAGGTGTCACCGCTACCAATAGTTTGATGACCGGTTGACCGGCACCGCCGCCACCTCCTCCTGAAGCAATTGCGCTGGTGCCACCAGGACAAGCACCTCCACCGGCACCGCCGGCACAACCGCTGAGCCAAATCTTCGTCACGCCCGCCGGGACAGTGAAACTGCCATTTGCAGTGAATCGCTGGATGCCGAGACCCGCAGACGAACGACTGATACTACGAATCGCCCCCAAAAGCTGGGTCAGATTGAACTCACTGGGTGTCAGGCCGGCAGCGGTGATTACCTCAAGGACTTCACTCGTGACACCATTACCCCAGCTCGCCGGAATCAACGACCCCGGCGTCCCAGTCAACGGATTTTCATCGACAAACTTCCCATTTACCAACCCGGCGCTGGGCACACTGTTCGGATAATCCATTCCTCTACCCCCTAGTCATAATTGATGTGCACCTTGGTATGCGCCGGTGCGCTGCGATGGATCAGGCATTCCAGGGCCGAGCCCGGGTTCGTGCCAAACCGCTCACCCCAGTAACTCGCGCCGAAACGTCGGCCCAGAAGCAGTCGGCCACCGGTGTTGAGCGTCCACATGAAATGCGCCTGCCATGTTCCGAAGTGCGCCTGGCCAAACCGGGCCCGCCCCATTCGCGGGACTTCAAGCTCGGTGATGGTGGCGTTCGGATAACCTTGGCTCTTGGCGATCTCGACGTAGTAGCTGATGGCCTGGCTGCCAACAGCGAGCAGTCGCCGGCGTACGGCGAGTCGGCGGTCGTCGAACAGTGGCGTCGCGCCCAGGCACGGGTCGGGCAGGTTCATCACCCGCTCCCAGTCCGGCACCAGTTCACTGACGCCAGCCGGGTCCATTTCGTTGAGCAAGTCAGCGGCGCGAGCGTCGAGGCGGGCCAGTTCCTGGGCGACGCCTTCAAGGACTTTTTCGAGTTCCGGGACCTGCTCCGGGTCCCACGCCGGACCGCTGGGTAGCAGGCTGCGCAGTTGGGCCTGGTATTGCGCGGCGGTTCTGATCACTGCCATACGCAACCTCCGAAGGTCAGCAACTGGTTGCTCTGGGCTTCGACGTCGGCGGTAGGTGATTTGAGATCGTGATCACTTTCGCCGGTCGCGCTGCTGATGGCTTCACGGATGTGACTCACCAGCAGAGTGTCGCCCAGGCCGCCTTCGCGGTTATGCAGATCGCGCAGTTGCGCCTCAACGGCGGCGCGTACGGCCGTGGTGTCGGGCTTCAGGCTGAGTCGGTAGGTCACCGGCACTTGTACCGGCGGCAGCACACGCAACTCAGCGGTGACTGGCCGCAGAGGTTCGATGTAGGCCTGGACTTCAGCCAGTTGCTCGGGATTGGGGACGGGTTGTGCATCGTCGTCACGCATGATGTACAGACTGACAATGCCGGGGCCAGGATAGCTGCCGCGACACCAGGCACGGGTCACCCCCGGACATTCGAGCGCCCAGGTTTCGTAGTCTTGTGCCGAACCGCCGTGAGGAATGATCCGGTAAGAACGAATCACCCGAGACCGCAGGGACTCCAGACTTTCCCGAGCGATTCCGCCGGTCAACCCCGGCGCCAGCACCGTGAAGCTGTTGCCGATAATGCCCAGAATCGGCTGCACCGGAATCAGCGTCATGCCGGCGTCGGCATTCCCGAGGCTGCCGGCGTCGAGGGCGGCGATGGTGGTGCTGTTGAGGCCGTTGCTGGTGGTGCGCGAAGCGGTCACTTTGTAGGTGCGACCGTCGTTCGATTGCAGCAGCGTATCGACATCCAGCACAGCGCCAGCGCTGGCGGTAAAGCCGACGCTGCCACTGGCCGATTGTGCGGCTTTGCGCGGCTGGTTCAGACGCAGTGCGGCGATCCTTTCCAGGGTCGACTCATCGGCCTTGTCCGGGAGGATCTGCTCGGCGATCCAGTTCAGATAGCCATACAGGCCATAGGCGGCGCCACCGAGGGTACGGGCCAGCACTTGCGCATCGGACTGGCGCAGCGAATCGCTGGCCAGGTCGCTTTGGGTGCGTTTGATCAGCACCGGCAGCGAAGGGGTTTCAAACGGCATAGATCACCTGCCAACTGTTATCAGGATTGATGTCCAGGCGCTCGCCATCGGCCAGGGTCAGGACCGTGCGCAGGTTCAGGCGCTGGGCGTCGAGGCGTTCGCTGATGATGTCGATGGCGCTGCAATGACCGTCGTCGATCAGCCATTGCAAGGCTTCGCGGGCATAGAACTCGGCGTCCATCTGGGTCTGTCGGGTCAGCTTGACCCGGCGCAGCAGCCACAGGCGTGAGCCAATACGGTCGTCCGCGACCGTAGGAAAGGTGTCGCCCCACCAGCCGAAACGTTCTTCGTCATCGAGGGCATCGTCATCGGCGGCGCGGCGCCAGGTGAACAGGCTGATCAGCACTGAACGGGTCAGTGCGGCGTGGAGGTTCTGGCTGATAAACATCACTGGCCTCCCGCCGGCACGCCGGTCTGGCCGTTGCCCGCCTGCACGCCGACGTGCACGTGCTTGATCTGGCTGATGCCAGCGGCAATCTGATCGCCCTGAGAGACGATCTTGCCGGTCTGGGTCAGGGTCGGGGTGTCGATGTTCACGGCGGTGCTGGCGCGGATGTTCAGGGTGGCGGTTTCGATGTCGATGATCCGTCCACGCTTGAAGTGGATCTTGTCGCCTTCGTCGGTGTAGATCGCGACTTCGCCCTGGGCCAGTGCCTTGAGGCGATAGCGGCGGTCGGCGACCACCAGCACGACGGCGTGAGAACGATCACCACCCAGAAACGTGGCGATGCCTTCAGCGCCAGCCAGCGGATTGCTGGTGAAACCGTAGGGTTCGAAGTGCTCCATGTCGTCGTTCACTTCGCCGGCGGTGAGGCGCATTTGCAGCGATTGAAGCTTGGTGGCCGAGTTGGCGAGCACGACAGTGCCGCGCGCCAGGAGGCGTGTCAGTAAGCTCATTGGTTTTCCTCTGGAGTCGGGCCGAACACAGAACACTGTGGAAGCGGGCTTGCCCCGGGCGGCGTTCCGACGATGGCGGTGGATCTGTCAGATAGATGTCGAATCAACCGCCGTCTTCGCGGGCAAGCCCGCTCCCACAGTTTTAGTGTCAACCTCAGGTTTTCTTGGGTGGCACCGGGTTCGCATCGAAGGTGTAAGGCGGCGCCACTTGCAGCGTGGTGACCGAGCCCTGTTCGGACAGCGAGTAAGTCACCTTGGAGATCAGCATGTCGTGGTCGAAACCCAACACCTTGTCGATCACCCGCACCAAGGTGTTGTGCTTCCACAAATCACCGTTGGACTGCCGCCAGCCTTGTACCCGATAGGTCGTGGTGCCAGCCTTGCCGACGCGAGTACCGCTTTCCCAATCGGCACGTTGCTGCGCCAGTTCCGGGGTCAATTGCGCGCTTTCGTTGATCACGGTGATCCGCTTGCGCCCGATAATCGGGTCGGTGGAAACCCCGGACACTTCGCTCACGGCCGCACCGCTCTTCTCGTCGCCGCCCTTGTGCTGACCGATCACCCGGTACTCGGAGAACACCTGGCTGAAGTCCATCGGCGCGTTGGCCGACAGAATGTTCTTGCCCAGCTCAAGCACGTCACTGGCTCGCCCACCGCTACCCGGTCGGGCCAGTACCACCCGACCTTCGGCGTCATCGGTGGAAAACACCCGAAACAGCGTGAGCAAGCGGTCGACCGACTGAAAGACCGTTTCCCCCGGCACGATCGTGTGACTGCCGAGTCGCGCGGTGTCGGGGATTTCACTGACCACTTTCCCGGCATAAGGCGAGGCCAACGCCTGAACGATGCTGAGCAACGATTGCTGATGCCATTGGTTGGGCGTGTTGATCGCCGCACAGTCCACCAGGTCCTGAGTCTTTGAACTGCCTTCGATACTCAGGCTGATCTGCCGCCCGTCATAGCTGATCGGCGCCTTGAACACATACCCACTGAGCACCAGATCGCAGCCGATTCGCACTTGGCAGGGCGCACCCGGGCGGATGGGTCGGTCGACCGTCTGCCCCGGCCATTGCCAGGTGATGTCGAGTTTGAAGGTGCGGAACTGACGCTCCAGGTCCGCAGTGATTTCAACGCTTTTCCAGCCGCCATACTCCAGACCGTCAACGGTCAGCAACACGCTGTTATCGAGTTCATTCATGGTCTATTCCCCCAGGACTTTTACGTCGTCCAGCGGGAGAAACCCCGGATGAATAATGCCGTTGCGCTGTAGCACTTCAGCGATTCGCGTGGCGTCTCCACTTTGCTGATAGATCACGACCAGCCCTGGAAGGCTTTGCTTGAAAGACTTGCTGACCAGTCGAACGCCCGACGACGCGACCGCCTTCAAATGCGCCCGGAGGGCCTGACGCAGATTGCTCATCGCCAGATAGTGCGCGGGGTCCGCCTTGGCCTCGGGCAGCTTGAACACTTCCTCAAGTGCCGCACGCAAGGCCTCCAAATCGTCGACCACCGGAACGTCCTGGTGCGTGGTCGGTCGCACAGCCTGATGCCCGACCGGCAGGTTGGTGACCCGCTTGACGGCCTGCGAAGCCACCGGCATCGACGCGACCCACTGGGCCACTTGCACAATCAAAGTGTCCTGCACCAGGTTGGTCAGCGCCTGGGCCGCAGCGGTGGTGTCCTTGCCGGTGGTGAGCTTCGGCGCATCAGCCTTCTTGATGGCTTCGACCTGCTGGGAGACGTTGGCAATCACGCCACGATAACCTTCACGGGCGAAGTCCTTCAGTTCGTTGATGTCGCCGATCAATCCCTTGAATTGCGCTGCCACATCCTTGGGCAGTTCCTTGACGGCTTTGACCAGATCGCTGATCTGCTGGTACTCATCGATCAACGGCTGAAGGTGCTGCTGAATCACCTCGTAAGCCTCCTTGATGCTGTTGCGCAGGTTGGCAATGCCGATCCGCGCAGCCTTGATCAAAGTCATCGCGTCTTCGAAACGCTTCACTGCAGAGCCCAGCAAGCTGTCGGCCGACACCAGCAATAGCGTCTGCGTGCTGACCGCCGCCGTGGGAAACGGCACCGGTTGATCGGGGTAAAACTTCAGGGTAAAGGTCACCAGCCCGCCGTCCTGGCGGGTGTGGGTCATGTCGCATTCGCCGACCTTGACCTGCAGACGCCCCAGCCAAGGGTGAACCAGCTCACCACTGCCCTGCTCCAGCGCCTTGAGCAGTTTGTCGC